GGCCGCTGTATACGGCCAATCTGTCCGCGCCGGGCGGCGAAAAAATCAACTATAAATACGAGTACAAATCTCCAACAACGCGGAAAATTGAGCGGCAACACAAGGAAGTAAAAGCAAGCCTCGCGGTGATGGCCGATCAGATTCTGGCAGAGGTCGAAGCGCGAGAGAGCGATACCGAATCTCTTACGGCGGCGCTGAACATTCAGGCCGGGGAAATCAGTGCCAAGGTAGACCGCAAGGGCGGAGATAATGCGAGTTTCGGATGGAGCCTGACAGCGGACGGATGGACGCTGACCAGCAACGGCGGTACGGTGCTGAAAGCCGATAAAAGCGGGCTGAGTGTTACGGGTAAAATCACCGCCACCAGCGGCGTTATTGGTGGCTTGACGATCAAAAACGGATATCTGAGTACCAACGGCCAGACATGGGGCGGCACGAATACCAACGGCATTTATTTTGGCCCAAACGGTATCCAGCTTGGCAAGTATTTCACGGTTGACAGCAGCGGCAATCTGACCGCCTACAGCGGCAAATTTTTGGGAACGGTGCAGGCTGGGAGCATCGACTACGGCGGCAACGCTGGGTATTTTGACGGAGCGGGACTTGCAAGCTTTTCTGTTGGCGGCGGCCAGATCGGAACAGACGCCATTGTGAACAGGCATATCACGTCCGGGTCAGTCTACCCGAGCACATGTAATAGCACAATCAACGGTTACTTTGCGGATGTGATCTATGCAAATAAGGTCGTAACCGGGCAAGTTCAATCCGAAAAGCTGTGGACGAACAGGATGTACGCCGCTATCGCAGAAATATCCTCGCTAACTGTTGCGGGAAACAATTTTATCATTAACGGCGACAGTTATAGGCCGATGAAGAAAGATGCGGCAACTTATGTGATTGGGAGGGCGTAGAGCTATGCCAAAATTCAAAATTGCCAATGGCACTGCGTATGACTGCCCATTTTGCGGTTTGGCGTCTGTTGGCATATTGTACGTGGATATTCTGGGTGTGACTCTGATAGACGCTTTGACTGCGTTCAGCGCGTCCGCCAACACTCGGCACATGGAATACATTGCGGGCGGCGAAACGGCAGTCTATGACGGATACACGAAGATTATCGGCGTTGAATACGCCTACAACGATTCCAGCGCCGTGCGTGTAGCGCTGCGGCGACCATATGAGGGGGAGAAATAATGCACATGAAGGAAACCTTATCTGCCGTCATCACTACGCTGAATGGTGTGGAGGTGCGGGGTAAAAGCAACCTTGACCGGCTGTTGGCGTGTATCAATGCGCTGGAAGCGCTGACGGCGGCGATGAATACTGAGAACAAGGAGGACGCTGACAATGGCTGATAAAGCGATATCCGAGCTGGTAGCAGCGGAGCAGATCAAGTCAACAGACATGTTCGTGCTGGAACAGGACGGCACGGCAAAGCGCCTGCAAGGGCAGACGCTATTAAACTGGCTGACGGCGGCGGCTGACGGTCACGGCGGTATTTCCAATATTGCCAAAACCGGTACGGATGGGCTTGTGGACACCTACACCATTACGCTGGCCGACACCACCACGAAAACCTTTACCGTGACCAACGGAAACGGCCTGACAGCGTTCGAAAAGCTGTCTACGGTGGGGCTGGTGGATACGTACCGATTCACCCGGTCGGACGGCACATACTTTACGTTCGCGGTGGCCAACGGCGCAAAGGGTGATACCGGCGAGGCAAGTCACGTCTGGATCAAATACGCCAGCCAGCAGCCCACGGCGTCCAGTCACAGTATGGGCGACCTGCCGGATGCGTGGATGGGCGTGTATTCCGGCACGGCGGCAGAAGCCCCGGATGACTGGCAGCAATACACGTGGTATCAAATCAAGGGAGAAAAGGGAGACACCGGAGCCGCCGCCACTGTGACGGGTACAACGGTGGAGTACATGGTATCTGATTCCGGGACGATTGTCCCCAGTGGCAGTTGGAGTACGACAATCCCCACCGTACCGCAGGGCAAATATTTGTGGACGAAAGTCACCACCACGTTCAACACCGGAAGCCCCGCCGTCAGCTACTCCGTGACGCGAATGGGCATCGACGGTGCGGGGTCTGTCAGCTCTGTCAACGAAAAATCCCCCGACGAGAGCGGCAACGTGTCCCTGTCGGCGGAGGATATCCCAACCAGCAGCGGCGGAAGCGTACAGGCTGTGTTGGAGGGCAAGCAAGAGGCGCTGACAGCCGGGGAGAACATCTCCATCAGCGGCAGCGTCATTGCTACCAAGGCGTTTCCTTGTAACCCCAACCTGCTGCGGAACTGGTACTTTGGCCGTCCGGTGAATCAGCGGGGCGTCAGCGGCACCATCAGCACCGCCGGGTACTTTTTGGACGGGTGGAAGCTGGTCAGCGGCTCCGTGACCATCGGGGCGGACGGCATCACCCTCAACGGCACCATGGCGCAGGTGCTGGAGGACGCGCCGGTGGGTACGGTGACGGCCACCGCCCTGACAGAGGAGGGCGTCGTTCCCGTGGGCTACGACAGCACCACCAAGACCTTCACCGTCACGGCGGCGGGCACGAAGCTCATCGCCGCCAAGCTGGAGCTGGGCGATGTGCAGACGCTGGCGCATCTGTACGGCGGCGCGTGGGTGCTGAACCAGCTGCCCGACTACGGCGCGGAGCTGGCGCGGTGCCAGCGGTATCTGGTGCCGCTGGCGTCGGATCTGGTGCAGGCCGTGATCATCGGCACGGGCACCATCTTCTTCTTTGTGCCGCTGCCCGTGACCATGCGGGCGAAGCCCACCATCGTTGTGGATGATTTCAAGGTGCGCAGCGTTATGGGCGGCACGGATCAGACGGGCTTCACGTTCGCCGTCACGGCGGCGCGGGCCAACGGCGTGATGATCTCCGCCGCCAAGGCCAGCCACGGCATGACCGCCGCCGCCCTCAACGCGGGCGCGGTGTCCCTGCTGTCGGCGGAGCTGTGAGGGGGTGACAAGGATGGATGTTTGGACACAGGTGGCAGTGCCTCTCGTAGTGGCGGTGCTGACCAGCAGCGGCCTGTGGGCCGTGGTGGCTAAGCGCGTTGACAAGGGTGACGCCCAGCGCAAGATGCTGGTGGGCCTCGCCCACGACCGCATTGTACATCTTGGTATGGTGTACGTCGACCGCGGATACATTACGCAGGACGAGTACGAGAATCTCAACGACTATCTGTACGCGCCCTACGAAAAAATGGGCGGCAACGGCAGTGCGAAGCGCGTCATGGAGGAAGTGCGGAGGCTGCCGATGCATAAGATGTAACAGGCCGGAAGGCCGGAAAGGAAAGTAATATGAAGCTGAATAATAAAGTCTACGATGTGATGAAGTGGATCGTGATGATCGTGCTGCCCGCGCTCAGCGCCTTCTATGTGGCGCTGGCCCCGGTGTGGGGCTGGCCCTACGCGGAGCAGGTAGCTATGACCATCTCTGCCGTAACGGCACTGCTGGGTGCGCTGTTGGGCATCAGCACGGCGCAGTACAGGAAAGGGGTCAATGCCAATGACTAAGAAGGTATATCTTTCCCCCAGCGACCAGCGGCGCAACACCTACGCGGTGGGCAATACCACCGAGGACGTGCAGTGCGGGCGCATTGCATGGGCGTGTAAGGCCGCTCTTGAGCGCTCCGGCGTGGAGGTGATGCTGGGGCAGTACGACACCATGCAGAACCGTGTGGCGGCGTCCAACCGGTTCAAGGCCGACCTGCATGTGCCCATCCACTCCAACGCCTGCAACGGAAAGGCCAGCGGTACGCATCTGTTCTGTTACAGCGGCGACCGGAACAGCGCAGGGTACAAGGCGTGTCAGGCGGTAATGGACGTACTTGGCCCGATTACGCCGGGTGCGCCGGATGTCATCCGGGCGTATCCCGCACTGTACGAGGTGAAGCACCCTGCCGCCACGACGGTGTATATCGAGACGGACTTCCACGATGTCCCCCGCATCGCGCAGTGGATCATCGACAACACCACCCTGATCGGCGAGACCATCGCCAAGGGCCTCTGCGCGGCGCTGGGCGTACCCTTTGTGGAGAGCGCAAACGCGCCGGTGCCGGTGCCTGCGGAGAAGGACACGACGCTGCCCATGCAGGTACGGATGCTCAAACACGGCATGAAGGGCGCGGATGTCAAGACGTTGCAGGCGGCGCTGATCGCCTACGGCTTTTCCTGCGGAGCTGCCGGTGCGGACGGCGACTTTGGCGGCGGCACGGAGACGGCGCTGAAGAAGTTCCAGACCAAGTACGGCCTCGGCGCTGACGGTATCGCTGGAAAGGGAACTTGGGGCAAGCTGCTGGGGCGGTAAGGCAACACATAAAAATGTAAAATCAATCTGCTGGGCGGGAAAGAGCTACGACAAGCCGTCTCTTTCCCCGGCGTAAAGTCCCGCAAGCTCACGGCTTATTACCGTGTTATGGACAATTACCACAAGCAGATACGGCGCAAATTGCAAACGATGTCCCCCAAAAGAGCGATTGCATACATCATGAGCGTACAGCTTCCACCAGATGAAGCGGTGTGCGTAATTGAGTGCGATGTGAAACGGAAAAGCTATTGTGAGACAGCGCTTATGCTGAATGTTTCACCAGAAACAGTAAAGCGATGCCGCCGGAGAGCGTACCAAAAGTTTGCAGACGAAGAGAGAAACCGCACCTAAACGGTGCGGTTTCTCTGTTTACGCCCGGCAGGGGGAGAACCGGGCAAATGAATGGGGAAGATGCCATCCGGGGGGCATTCCGGAAGGGCTAATTTATTATACATTGTAATTGCGGATTTGTACAAGTAAATATTTCGCCAATTAACGACCTCTTTGTGACCTTTAACTGCCCCTTTGCGGGGGCAGTTTTTTGTTACGCTTATTGCAAGAAACGGAGGTGCTTGCATGGCCGAAAAGCTGGTGTCGCTGGGATTTACCCAGCAGATGGCAGAGGACATCATTTGGGCGTATCAAGATGATCTTCCTGGGCTAAAAGCCTATGTGCAGGTGATAGAAATGGTGTCGGCGCATGTATAGCTACTTCAACGAAAACCCCCACGGGAAAAACGTGGGAGACTGCACCGTTCGGGCTATTTCAAAAGCCACCGGGAAAGAGTGGGGCGAAACGTATCTTGCTATGGCGGTGCAGGGGTATTTGGAAGGGGATATGCCGTCGGCTAACGCTGTGTGGGGCGCGTATCTTCGGCGTATAGGCTACCGGAGGTACATTGTGCCGGACACGTGCCCAAATTGCTACACGGTTGGTAAGTTCGCCGACGAGCACCCGGAAGGGACATTTGTCCTTGCGCTATCCGGGCACGTCGTGTGTGTGCAGGACGGCGTGATCTACGACAGCTGGAACAGCGAAAACGAAATTGTTTTGTATTACTGGCAAAAAGAAAGTGAGGCGTAACTATGGCATTTAACCCGTATTTCAACCCTTATTACCCGCAGCCAATGCAGGACAACCTTGCCCAGCTTCGGCAGCAGCAGATGCAGACCATGCCGCCGCAGATGCCGCAAATGCCACCCATGCAGAACCCGGTGCCGCAGGGCGGCGTACAGTGGGTGGCTGGTAGGCCGGAGGCGGAGAATTGGCTGATTGCTCCCAACTCCGCCATTGCGCTGTGGGACAGCACGGCTCCCGTTGTGTACCTAAAACAGGCCGACGCAAGCGGCAAGCCGACCCTCAAGACGTATGACCTTGTAGAACGCCTTGCAAGCGCTCCTGACGCGCAGAAAGCTCCCGCCCCGGAATATGTGCCCCGTAAGGAGTTTGACGCGCTGGCGGCGCTTGTGGGCGAAATGAAGGGCAAGAAGAAGCGCAAAGTGGAGGAGGAAGATGACGATGAGTAACAATCCGTTTTTCAATGCGTTAGGTGGCGGACAGATGCCGATGAACAACTTTCCCCAGCTTTTACAGCAGTTCAAGCAGTTCAAGGCAAGTTTTAAAGGCGACCCAAAAGCGGAAGTGGAGAAGATGCTGCAAAGCGGCAGGATTTCACAAGACCAGTTGAACAAGATACAGTCAATGGCAAACCAATTTCAGGGGCTTTTCAAGTAAATCAAAATCGTGGCCACGGTTTGATATAAAAAATTTTCAAAAGGAGTGATACTATGTCTCTTTCCGATGGCACCCCCATGATGACTATGCCTGTGGCTCCTGCCAACACCGGCAACGGTAACGGCTTCGGCTGGGGCGGAGATGGCGCGTGGTGGATCGTGCTGTTCCTCATTTTCGCCGCGTTTGGCGGCTGGGGTAACGGCTTCGGCTTCGGTGGCGGCGGCAACGGCGTGATGGACGGTTATGTTCTGACCTCTGACTTTGCCAATATCGAGCGCAAGCTGGACGCGGTGAATAACGGCATCTGTGACGGCTTCTACGCCATGAATACCGGTATGCTGAATGGGTTTGCCGGCGTGACGCAGGCTGTGACCAGCGGCTTCTCCGCTGCGGAACTGGCGCGCTGCAATCAGCAGGCCGCTTTGATGCAGCAGCTCACCGCCATGCAGATGCAGAACCAGGAGTGCTGCTGCGAGAACCGGGCGGCTATCGCCCAGGTGCGGTACGACATGGCGACGCAGGCTTGCGATACTCGCAACACCGTGCAGAACACGACGCGGGACATCATTGATGCAATGAACTGCGGCTTCCGTAGCATCGATCAGCGTCTCACTGCGCAGGAGATCGCTGCGAAGGACGCGAAGATTGCTGAACAGAACCAGCGTCTTTTTGCTGCTGACCTCGCGGCCTCTCAGTCTGCTCAGACGCTTGATATGCGCAACTATGTTAGCGCACAGTTCGCGTATTACAATCCGCGTCCCGTTCCTTCGTTTTCCGTTCCGGCCCCGTATCAGTATACTGGGTGCGGCTGCGGCTGCAATCAGGGCTGCGGCTGCTGACAACTGCATAGCATAGCTTCTCGGTCACCATATCGGTGATCTTACTGAGATGGTCAGCCCCGTGCTGATACTGACACCAACGCGGCGGGGCAATAGCTCCGCCGCTTATTTTAACTGAGAAAGGAATGATTTTAATGGCAGAATTTACTTCTGCGGCAATTCAGACCGTTGCTGCTGGGCAGAACGTTCCCCTGACGGAAACTGCGGTCAACAGCAAGCCGTGCATCGTACACCGTGAGGGTGCCGGGGTGGTGACGCTGCGCGGGCTGACGAACCAGTGCAGAGCGCTGTACAAAGTCACTTACGGCGGCAACATCGCCATTCCCACCGGCGGCGCCGTGGGAGCCATCACCGCTGCGCTGGCCGTCAACGGCGAGGCGCTGACCAGCGCCACAGCGACGGTGACGCCTGCTGCCGTGGAAAACTATTTCAATATCTACGTTTCCGCGCAGGTGTGCGTACCAAAGGGCTGCTGCCTGACGGTCGCCATGAAGAACACCAGTACGCAGGCGGTCAACTTTGCCAACAGCAATCTGACCGTTGAGAGAATTGCGTGAGAGGAGAATTAACATGAGTATGAAAGCAATGTACGATTTGCGCGATATGCTTTGCAAGGAGCTTGACGAGATCGCCCACAAAGGAGAACTGGGCGCCGGGGATCTGGACATCGCGCATAAGCTGGTAAGCACCATCAAGAACATCGACAAAATCGAGATGATGGAGGGCGAAGGATACAGCCGCGACGGCGATTACTCGCAGCGGCGCTATTCTCGTGACGGCGATCATTCCCAGCGCGGATATTCCCGCGACAGCTACGGCGGCGGCAGCTCTTACGCACGGCGCGGCACCCATTATGTGCGCGGCCATTACAGCCGTGATGGCGCAAAGGATGACATGAAGCGCCAGCTGCAAGAGATGCTGGACAATGCGGATGATGATACTATCCGCAACGCCATTCAGCGGTGTATGGATGCCGTGGAGGGCTGAAAGGGGGTAATTCCCCTTGATCGACGAAAAGGAACTTAAAGCCTGGATAGCCAGACTGGAAACGGAACAGTCAAGCTGGCCGAACTACGAGAAGTTGGCCGCGCTGTACATTATACAAAACCAGCACGAAGGGCAGAGAAACCCTGCCCCGGTGGCTATGTATTCCAGCGCACCAGCTCCTGATGTGGTGGACGGTGACAGTGACTTTATGCAAGCGGTATCATCCCGCGCGCCGGAACAGGCGTGGGCCATAGTGGACGAGTTGATGGATGCGCTGAAAGTAACCAATGCGCGAATGTATGATAACGTGATGCGAAAGATGCGAGGATAAAGTATCCCCCGCCTGTTTTGGCGGGGGATACTCTTGTGTACTTAGTTTTGTGTAACCTAACGGTTTATATAAACTAAGTACTTACAGAAAATCAAATTCAATCCGGCGGTCTTTGTATAGCCGGATTTCTTTTATTTTGAGTTTCCAAAATGCTTGTTTATTTTCTTTGTTAAGTTGTTTGTATATTTCTTGCCATCCTGCGGAAAATAAGGTTGCAATTTCTTCTGGTGCGCGGCTTTGTGATTTTACTTGTGTAATCTCATCCATTTGTGATGTCAGTTCTGCATACTTTTTTGAGTAGTCCGACTTTGAAATCATGTCGTCTATATATAACTCTGACAACTTGGATAGTTTTTTTTGTAAAGTCTTTAATTGCACATCTTGGTTTACTTTGGGTTCTTGCCGCGGCTTGGCTTGCAATTTGATCTGTATCTGCTCGTCTATTGTCGACAAGAGATAATCTTCGATTTTCCATTCGACAGTAAAATTACCGTTGTTGCATCCTTTTCTCTGGGCAGACCCTTGACAATAGTAAGAGTAAGAGCACGCCCCGCTTGGGCGTGGAGACGGATGCCCTGTCATTCTGCGTCCGCATTCCCCGCAGACTATTAGCCCCGAGAAAATATACGTTCGATTGTAAGGGGATTTTCGCGTCACCCTCGTGCGTAAGTCTTGCACACGCTGAAATTCCTGCGGTGTTAAATACGGGGGTAATTTTATCCCGTGCCAGTCTCCCATGTATCCTGTGTTGTCCAACATTTGGCTGGCCGTTTGGTATTTAAGTTTTAATTCCGGTACTGCGTCCATCGCTTTTGTTATGGAGCCGGTTTCCAAAAATGTAGAAAAATATCTCCGTATAACCGGCTCCGCTTCTTTGTCTATAACAGCAAATTTTCCTTCGATTTTGTAGCCTTTTGGCAGATGACCGGTGCAAACCTCATTTCGATCTTTTTTTGCATCAAGCACTTTTTTTATGCGTTCACTGGCGCGGTCAGCTTCGTCCTGTGCTACGGCAAGCATGATGTTGATCTTCAACCGGCCTGCGGCTGTAGACGTGTCATAGTCCTCATAAATCGTTTTCCACGACACGTTGTGGGCTTCAAGAATTTCCTGCACCTTGTAATATTCACCGATGTTACGAAACCACCTGTCCAGCTTTGTGACAAGAATAATGTCTACCTCATCATGCTTTACGGCTTCCAGCAGTTGAAGCATGGCGGGACGCTTTTCAATCTTCTTTCTGGCGGAAAACCCGGCATCCTGGAAAACGCCTACCACCTTCATATTGTGGGCTTTGGCGTATTTTTCGAGGTCGTTCTGCTGATCGTGAATAGACAAGCCAAACTTTTTCTGCTCTTCTGTGGACACACGCGGGTATAATGCTGCCCGCAATACTACACTCATTGTTTATCTCCTCCCTTATCTGGCGACAATGTATACTTTTTTGCATAGCGAAAATACATCATCAAAATAGCGGCAAAAAAGCCAATACCGACTGCAAGCAGCAAAAAGACGATCCATGCGAATATGCTGGCCTCTCCGCCCTGAATAAGCCCCTGGTGGGGGATACGGTAGTCAAAAAAGATATAGCCCACGATAACAGCCATAAATATGGCGCACAAAAACGTAAGGCCATAAATAGCAAATTTTGTGTCCCGCGATTTCTTGCGGTGGTAGTTAATGGTTTTTGCCATCTGCTCCATGCTTCCCTCAAGATGGGCTATTTGCACATCGGCATCATGCAGCTGCTTTTGGTGCTTCAACTGTTCATTGGCTTTCGTCAATTGATCTTCCGTTGTCACTTCTTTTTCAATCCCGAAATATTCATCCATTGAAACGCCAAGCGCGGCACAAATTAAACCCATTTTGTACACGCTCGGCTCCTTTGATGACGCGGAGAAAAAATTGCTTATGGTTGATGCTGAAATGTCCGTCATGTCGGACAAATCTTGTATAGTTAAATTCTGTCGGTCTTTTGCATCTTTGCACAAATCCTGTAATGTTTTTACCATTTTCCCCTTTTACTCCTTTTTCGGGCAGGAGAATTCCAATTCTGGTTTGCCGCAAACGGTAATTATCCGAATTTGGTATTGCCCTGCCAAACCCCAATTTGTTAGTGTGAATGTGCAGCCGGAAAGCCGGGAGGCCACCGGCGAGAATAGCCCCGCTGTCCGTTGCGGGAGCAGCGGGGCTATTTAACAAAGGCCCACATATAAACACTTCCCCCTGAAATATTTTTTAATTTGTTGCCCATTTGTGGGCAACAAACAGCTTGTACGTAACTATAAGTGTACTAACTTAGTTGTACACCGAGAAAATAATATGTCAAATTAAGAAAGGGGAGAGAAATGAGTTATTGTACAAATGCCAACGTCTGTGGTATAATAAAAACAGATGCATTGGCGCAATGTGATATTGAAACGTTGCGGAGAATAGCCCTTAAAAAAATCGACCAGCTTTCCGATGAGGACTGCGCTGATATTATGAGTACGTTAAAAGAAAGAGGTGTGCTATGAGCAAAGACTACGAGATTTACATTGATAGGCTGGCTGAAAACAGCATTATCATGAAAGGCCAGATCAACGATGTTGTGTTTGGCCTAAAGGGAATTACAGACAAACTTGATACGCTGATCGCGCTCAAGCAAGTTGAATTATCACTCCTGCAACAGCAGCGATTGCCGCAACAGCCGAAAGAACAGTTGTAATAATAAACCGTGTTTTCTCGCGGCGTTCCTTGTCGGCTTTTTCTTTGCGCTCTTGTTCCTTGTCTTTCCGTTCCGCTTCTGTTCGCAGCCAGTCTTGCGGATCAGTAGGATATAGTGTAGGCATTACTCCAGCTCCTGTAGTTTCTTCGTGGCTTCGTTGATAAGAGCCAACAACGCCGCACGATCATTTGTAGCTTTAATAAAGTTTGATGCAGCTTCTTTTGAGCCCTCGCCCTCTGTGGCGGGGGCTTTTTCTTGTTCGCCTACTCCGGACATCAGTTCTGCGACGGTAACGCCAAAATAATCGGCAATTTTTAATACAGTTGCGTCACGAGGAGTAGCCCCGTTTTTCCAACGTGTAACAGAAGGTTTCCCTATTTTTAATTCGAGTGCAACGGCAGATGGGGATTTATTTATAGAGTTGCACAAGCAAAGGTATTTTTCGTAAAATCCCACAATTATTTACCTCCGTCTTTGTGCGAGTTGCTAAAGTTTCGGTTGATAACGCTTTTGGCTTGACAGTTTCGTTTGGTAACGCTATAATGGGAACGTGGGTTACGGAAGGTAACACAAAACCAGACCCCGATACATTGTATCCGTGTCAACGCTACTTTATTGCTTGAAGGTACGGTAGTTAACGAGGCCCCGATGCTCCCGCAACGGACACCGGAGCCCCGGCAGGGACGTCGTGACGTCACCTGCAAGCACATAGTAGCATACTTTGTTAACTTTTGCAACCACAAATTTAGCCGCAGGCGGGAATACCGCAACTATTCTCGCCTGCGGCGCACCAAAAAACAAAGGAGGGCTAAATTTGCTGGAGAGTTGGACAGGCAAGCTGGTCGGCAAGATGCACGTTCACGAAATCACATACGACGAGGTAGCGGCAGAGCTTGGCGTTTCCAGACCTTATGTGAGTATGCTGCTGAATGGGCATCGAAAGCCACCGGACGCAAAGAAGCGTATCGAAATGGCGATTGACAGCATTATCGCCAGACGCGCTGAGAATGGGTAAGAAAAAGCCCGCCCGGTGCTGGCACACCGAACGAGGCATCTCCGAAACATCTACCAAAATGTTCTGCGGATAGTATACCACGACCGCAGAGGAAAGGCAAGAGATTATGACGTGCGCTGAAATTGCCGTGATGTTATGGGCACGGCAGAACGGAATGGAAATTATCGAGGTCGAGTACATTCGACAGGAGGAAACGACATGAGTTGGTTTGCATGGACGCTGGCGTTTATCGGCGCCGCTTGGATGAGCTGGGCTATCGTCAAGGGCGTGGAGGCGCTGGGGCGATGAACGGAACGACAATCGAAACGATGTTGTACCGCAGGTACAAGACGTCTTTCTCCGATTGCGAAACGGTACTCGGAAGATACGACAAAGAGCGAAAGACGATTGATGTGATACTCCCGGAGGGGCGCATGAAGCCGTCCGGCGTTCGCGGGCAATCTTATCACTGGATAGAATTTTCCGGCGTGGAAAACGCTACAGGACGTCCGGTGCGATGCACAATCAAGGCAATTTGCAGGGACAACGCAGTTAAGCGTCTGGCAAAGAGCTGCATCTGGAACATTTAGGCCGCATGGAGGTAACGGGTATGAGAGAGCGGAACAGGCGGGCGCGGGAGTATTCCCAGCGCTGCTGGGAGCGGCGGTGGAACAGGCGGCTCTGGATCCTCAACGCTTTGATGATCCTGCTGATCATCGGCATCCGCCTCTGGGCGCTGACGCTGCCGGAGGCACAGGAGCCGGAGGACGTCCCCCCTCCCCTGCCCGCTGCGGTGCAGGCGGCGGTGCTGTCCGCCGCGAAGCCGCCGGAGAATCTGCTGGTATGCGACATCACCGGCTATTGCGCCTGCTGCACTCCCTATGCGGACATCAACCGCAACGAGGCAGGGCAGGTGCTGACGGCCTCCGGACGGTGGGTCTGCATCGGCGAGGCGGTGGCGGTTGACCCGGACATTATCCCGCTGGGCAGCACCGTGACTATCGGAGGCAAGGAGTACATAGCAGCCGACACCGGAGTGTACGGCTACACGGTGGACGTGCTGATGACCCACGAGGAGGCGGCGCAGGCCGGTGTTGGAAGGGAACTGGTGAGATGGGAATGACCAATTGCCCCATCGAATGCCCCAATCGGCGGATAGGATGCCGCACCGGCTGTCCCGTTTGGAAGCAGCACGAGGCGAAGAAAGCCATCTTCTACGCGGAGCGGATCAAAAACAACGAATTTAAGAACTATAAGGGCCGCGTGATGCGCAAGGCATACCAGCGCATTCAACAGGCCACATGGAGGATGAAATGAACCGATTGAAGGAAAGGCGGCTGGAGCTGGGGCTGACGCAGGAGGCAGTCAGCGGTGTGCTGAAGCTGGCCCGTATCGACACCTGCATGGTGAGCCGGTTTGAAAACGGTGTGTGTCTGCCCACGGAGGAGGTGCTGACGGCGCTGGAGGCGGCACTGCGTACCAGCCGGGCATATCTGTACGGCGAGGATGAGAAAGCCGACATCCCCCAGCGGACGGCGGAAACGGAGCGCATTGCAGCGCTGATCCCCCACGGGCGGCGAAACGCCATCAGCCGTGCGGAGCTGGCGGCGGCGATGCAGACCTCCGACCGGATGATGCGAAAGGCCGTCAGCGAAGCCAAGCGGCAGGGCGTGATGATCTGCAACGACGGCGAGGGATACTACCAGACGGAGGAGCTGGGAGACCTGTACCGGCAGTACAGACGTGACACGGCGCGGGCCATGTCCATCCTCAAGGCACGAAAGCCGATGCGGGATGTGCTGAAAGCGGCGGGTCGACCGGTATGAGGAGCGTGATGCAGTATTGGGAACCGGAGCGGCCCTTAGAGCCGAAGGACTACGATCTGCCCGTCTGCCCCGTGTGCGGGGAGGAGACGGACACCTACTACAAAAACGAGAACGGCGAGATCGTCGGGTGCGACAACTGCATCACGGCGGTGGACGCATGAGAGGAAAGAAAATGGGTATGAGCCTGTATCACATCGACCAGGCGCTGGAGAACCTGGTCGACCACGAGACCGGCGAAGTCCTTGACTTTGACGCCTTTGAGGAACTCCAGATGGCGAGGGACGCCAAGATCGAGGGCATCGTGTGCTGGACGAAGAATCTGGCGGCGGAGGCCAAGGCCATCCGGGAGGAGGAAAAGGAGCTGGCGGAGCGGCGCAGGGCGCTGGAAGCCAAGCGGGACAAGCTGCTGGGCTACGTTGACCGGGCGCTGGACGGTGCGCCGTTCCAGACGGCAAGATGCTCCGTGACGTACCGCAAGAGCACGGCGGTGGAGATCACCAGCATGGAGGCTCTTGTGAAATGGTGCATGGACAACGGATACGGCGGCAAGGTGACCTACGCCGCGCCCACGGTAGCCAAGAGCGACATCACGTCGCTGCTGAAAGCCGGGACGGCCATTGACGGCGCGGAGCTGGTGACGCGGATGAACATGGGGGTGAAGTGATGGATAACCTGGCTATCTATAACGCGGTGCGCAGTGTGCCGGACAGCGCAAAAAGGCGCATCGAGGCGGGCCGCTTGAAGGGCAAGACCGACATCAACCCCATGTGGCGCATTAAGGCGCTGACAGAGACGTTCGGCCCCTGCGGCTTTGGATGGAAATACGTCATCACTGACAAGCGGCTTGAGCAGGGCGCGAACGGCGAAGTAGCCGCATTTCTGGACATTGACCTGTTTGTAAAGGCCGACGGCGTGTGGTCTGACGCGATCCCCGGCACGGGCGGCAGCGCATTTGTGGCGAAGGAGAAGAACGGCCTGTATACCTCCGACGAGTGTTTTAAGATGGCGCTGACGGATGCTATCTCCGTAGCGTGTAAGGCGCTGGGCTTCGGCGCGGACGTGTACTGGGACGCGGATAGGAGCAAGTATGACAAGCCGGAGAGCAAGCAGGAGGCGCCGGTGCTGTGTGAGTGCTGCGGACTGCCCATCAAACCGGTAAAGTGTGGGGATCGTGTGTATCCAACCAACGAGATTGTAGAGAACGCGGTAAAGAAGTACGGCAAGCGGCTCTGCTGGGGCTGCATGAGAGCGGAGAACAACCATGCGGCAGATAACGGTTGACGCGGCGCGTTGGTCGCAGGACAGCGAGGGTGCGTGGCTCTGCCTGCGGGTGAAGTCGCCGGAGGCGGCGATGGAGGTCTGTGATGCGCTGAAGCCGGGCAAGGAGTACACCGCCACCCTCAAGGGCAAGGGACGGAGCCTGGATGCCAACGGGTATGCGTGGGTGCTGCTGGACAAGTTGGCGGCGCACTACGGCGTTGCGAGAGAGAGGGTATACCGGCAGGAGATACAGAGCATCGGCGGCGTGAGCGAGGTGCTGTGCCTGCGGGAAAAGGCAGCGGAGGCGTTCTGCCGGAGCTGGGAGCGGAACGGTATCGGATGGATGACCGATACCGGCCCCAGCAAAATCAAGGGCTGCGTGAACGTGACCGTTTGGTACGGCAGCTCCGTATACGACACGGAGCAGATGGCGCGGCTGATAGATGCCATCGTGCAGGACTGCCGGGATGTCGGCATCGAGACCATGACGCCGCGAGAGCTGGATGCCCTTGTGAGCCGGTGGGGAGAAGTGAGCGTATGAACGACAAGCGATGCTTTTTGTGCGGGCGGAACGACCCAAGTGACCCGCTGGAGAGGCACCACATTCTGGGTGGTGCGAACCGGAAGAAGAGCGAGAAGTACGGCCTTGTGGTGTACCTGTGCGGCAATCGCTGCCACCGGAACGGGCGCGGCGCGGTACACAAGAACGGCGACCAGATGCGGCGTCTGAGGCGGTACGGGCAGCTCAAGGCAATGGAGGAACATGGCTGGACGGAGGAGGACTTCCGCCGCGAGTTCGGAAAAAGCTACTTATGAGAGGAGATTTGAAATGCTGAACAAGATTTTTATCATGGGCCGGTTGACCCGCGATCCGGAACTGCGCAGGACGCAGAACGGCACCGCTGTCACCAGTTTTACACTGGCGGTAGACCGGGACTTTAAGAACGCGGACGGCACCAAGGACACGGATTTTATTGACGTGGTGGCGTGGCGCAACACCGCCGAGTTTGTATCCAAGTATTTCGGCAAGGGCCGCATGGCCGTGGTGGAGGGGCGCTTGCAGCTGCGGGACTGGACGGACAAGGACGGGAACAAGCGCCGGAACGCCGAGGTGCTGGCGGACAACATCTACTTTGGCGACAGCCGGAAGGACGCGCAGGACGGCTTCGCCCAGCCTGCCGCAGGCGGCGTCAGTGTTCCCGGACCCGACTTCCTGGAGATCGACGAGGACGACGGCGACCTGCCGTTCTGATGGGAGGGGTAAGCGGCATGGATTACTGGCACAAGCGGTACACCTGCCCCTACTTCACCAGCAGCGAGAAATGGCGGTCTGCTGCGAGGGCGGAAGCCGCGTCAGCTTCGAGACGGGCGGCGCGGCATTCCGCTTCATGAATCAATCCTGTGCCGGTGCGTGGGAGCATTGCACCATCGCACGGCACCTGACGGACGAGTACGAGAGAAAGGAAGAAAAGAATGGGAAAGATGCAGGATGAGATCAAGGGTCTGCGGCGGCAGAATCGGCACCTGGAAAACATCGTACAGGTGGCGCTGGACAAGGAGCGCGGCGTTTACGTCATCGGGGCGATGAAGAAGGATCCCCCCCTTATGGACTAAGGGGTGGCGCAATGGCAAGAAACTATGCTGCCCTCCCCTATGATTATTTAGAGGAGATGGAAGCGCTCAACGATGCAGAGTTCGGTCGTCTAACGCGGGCATTGCTGGCATACAGCATGACGGGAGAGAAGATAGCGCTCTGTGGCAATGAGAGATTTTATGCCAAGCGCGTGATGGCACAGGAAGATCGGTTTAAGGCAAGTTACGAGGATGTATCCGCTGTGAGAAGCGAAGCAGGTAAAGCAGGCGCTGCTGCAAGATGGCAAAATGGCAAAGGCATTTTTGCTAATGGCAAAGATAGCACAGCCATTCCTGCCAATGGCAAAAATGGCAATACCGAAACCAATACCGAAACCGAAACCGATACTCTGCCATCTGACGATGGCAAGAGAGATACACGCGCGGCGCGCTTCACACCGCCGACCGTTGAAGCCGTGGCAGTGTATGTCAGCGAGAAAGGCTATCACGTCAATGCAGAGCGCTTTGTGTCGTTCTACCAGCAGAAGGGCTGGATGGTAGGCAAAAACCGCATGAAGGACTGGAAAGCCGCCGTGCGGAACTGGGAAACGCGCTGGAAGGATGACCACGGCGCGGTGAGCAAGGCAAGCGGCAACGTGTTTCTGGAAATGCTGGAGGAGAGGCAATGACACAGGGCGAGACGTTGAAGATCATGGCCGTTTTGCAGGCGACATACCCGAACTTCTACCGAAGCATGACGCGGCAGGACGCGGAGGGCGTGGTGGCGCTTTGGGCGGATATGTTCGCCGAGGACAGCTACAACACCGTTGCTGCGGCTGTGAGGGCGTTTATCGCGTCTGACAGTAAAGGGTTTCCCCCTGTTGTCGGGCAGATAAAACAGCGCGTGGCGGAGCTTGCAAGCCACACGGCTGCGCTTCCCGGCACTGTGCAGCAGGTGTGTGACAAAAAGACCGCATGGATGCGGGACTACGTCCACAAGGAGCGCAAGCTGGGCCGTATCTCCCGCTATGCACGGGAACACGGGATGACGTGGCAGGAGGCCAAGGAGGCGCTGACATGATCCGCATCACCATCCCCCTGCCGCCGGTGACAAAGAAGAACTCCCAGCGCATCGTCATGGTGCGTTCTCGCCCCATGATCCTGCCCAGCCAGAAATACCGGGAGTATGAGCGGGACGCGGGGCCCTGCCTGCTCCCCTACCGGAAAAGGCTGGACAGCCCCGTGAATGTCCGCTGCCTATACTACATGCCCACGCGGCGGCGCGTCGACCTCTGCAACCTACTGGAAGCCACCTGCGACCTGCTGGTGCATCACGGGGTTCTGGCGGACGACAACAGCGCCATTGTCGCCGGGCACGACGGCAGCCGCGTCCTGTACGACAAGGAGCATCCCCGCACGGAAATTTACATAGAGGAAGTGCCGCCCCATGGATCCGGCCTATGACCACATCGGCAAGGGCGCGTTCTGCCCTGCCTGCTATACGCAGCTGCTGCAGACCCATGTAGTGCGGGTGGACGCCACCCGCTACGTCGGCGACTGCACATGCTGCGGCAGGGCGTCACATGTCACCATGCACTGCCGCTACACCATGAAGGGAAAAGAAAAGATGAGGAGGAATCTGATATGAACGACAGCTGGATGCGCATCCCCCAGCCCATCGACAGCGACGCCGACCGCCGCACCCTCTGCGGCATCCTCACAGCCGCCGCGCTGGAGGTGTGTGTGGTGCGGGTGCGCAGGACGCCCGGCGCCACGCCCAAGCGCTATGTGGAGTACCGCGACACCGGACTGCAACGCCCTGTGACGGAGACAACGGAGGTGACGGCATGAAGGAGCTGGATACCCATGCGCTGGGCCAGCGCCTGCGCCGCCGCCGGAAGGAGCTGGGCCTTACGCTGGCACAGCTTTCCCAGCGCGCCGACACCGGCATCAGCACCATCCACACCATCGAGCGCGGGCGCACCGCCCCGCGCCTTGATACCCTCCTGCGCCTGTCCGCCGCACTGAATATGCCCATCAGCAGAATTTTAGAAGAAAATGGAGGAGAAAATCATGACCGCGAGGATATTCAGCAATGACTTTAACCGCCTGATTGCCGCCGTAAAGGCTTTTGTCGGTGGCAGAGGCCCACACGAATTTGTCCGGCTGGAATTTGACGCCGCACGCAGTATCGTAAAGGCTGTCGCCTGCAACGGCTACTGTCTCGGCGTTGAACACGCCGTCTGTGAGTGCGACGCCGATGCCATCATCTATGTGAAGCCGAATATGAAGCTGCCCAAGGGCGAGTATATCAGCGTCGAAAAGAACGACATGGATGTCACCTTCCGGTGCCGGGATTTCACTTTCGGCTATGCACAACCCTTCGGCGATTTCGTCGACTACGACAAGGCGGTACCCAAGGAATCCACGTTCCGCATCGGATTCAACGGCAACTATCTCCTGTCCGCTTTGCAGGCGGCAAAGGTTTCCGCCGGAGGGACGTACAAGAATCCGATCATCCTTGAGTTTACCGGCCCCACCAGCCCCTGTGTGATCCGGACGAACAAGGACGATATCAAGATGGTCATGCCCATACGCTTAAAGGCCGAATGATGAACGTCTATATGATCGTCACCAACGACAAGTACCGCCTGCCGCTGTACTGGGGTGACAGCATCGCAGAGCTGGCCAAACATGCGCACATGACCTACGAGGCCGTGGAGCGCGGCATCCGCAGAGCCATGTAAGGCAAGAGCCAGCACAGCAAGTACGAGGTGGTGCACATTTCGGAGGACGACGGGAATGGGTAAACAGCAAGTTCAGTTATTCAACGATAATTTCCAAAACTTCAAGAAGTACAACATTCCCAAGGCACAGCTTGTCATTGCGGACATACCGTACAATATCGGATCAAATGCTTACGCCAGCAATCCTATGTGGTACAAAGACGGAGATAACGCCAACGGGGAAAGCCGCCTTGCCAAGAAGTCTTTTTTCAACTCAGACGGGAATTTCAAAATCGCGGAGTATATGCACTTTTGCTCCCGCCTTTTGAAAAAAGAACCGAAAGCAACAGGCGAGGCACCGGCTATGATTGTCTTTTGCGCGTTTGAGCAGATGCAGACGGTCATCGACTATGGCAAGCGGTACGGTTTTATGAAGTCCTATCCTCTGTTTTTCATCAAAAATTATTCCGCGCAGGTTCTAAAGGCGAATATGCGTATTGTCGGCGCGACAGAGTTTGCCGTGGTGTTGTACCGAGACAAACTGCCAAAGTTCCGCAACACGGATATGTACGGAGAAAAAAGAATGGTTTTCAACTGGCAGGAGTGGGGGCGCGACGGGAAAGACATTCCAATGAAACGGCTAATTGGCATATTCACAGACCCCGGAGATGTGGTCATTGACCCATGCGCCGGAAGCGGGTCTACGCTGCGTGCTTGTATGGAAACGGGACGGCGTGGCTACGGCTTTGAGATTAGCCGGGACTTTTGCCAGAAGGCGCAGGAGCAAATGCTTGTACTGCCGGACGAAAACCAAGTATCACTGTGGGGGAATTGAAGTATGGGCAAACAGCATTTGAGCAGGGACGACCGCATCTTTATGCGTGGCAAGCTGCAAGGCACACGGGAGAACATGGACATGGTGGCGATGGTGCTGATGGACAAATGCGGCTGGCACGTCTTTGAGGAGACAGCGGACAGCCGGGACACGCACAGCATCGCGTATCTGTACGAGTGCCTGGAGAAGCTGGTGGAGGAAATAAACGAGGGCCGCATCAAGCGGAAGCATATCAAGGACGTGCTGAAGGACGAGTGCGGCGTGGTGTTTGGAGATTAGGAGGTGATTTAGGTGAAACATTTAGGCGATATTACGAAAATAAATGGGGCAGAGATTGAACCCGTTTGGTGTATTACAGGTGGTTCACCTTGTTAGACAGGACCTATCCGTCGCCGGGAAACGCGCCGGTTTGGCGGGAGCGCGAAGCGGCCTGTTTATGGAGCAGGTGCGCATCGTAAAAGAAATGAGGGAGGCGGACAAAAGGAATGGACGGACAGGTGACATGGTCAGACCTCGGTATCTCGTGTGGGAAAACGTGGTCGGAGCCTTTAGCAGCAACAAAGGAAAAGACTTCGCAGCCGTGCTCGAAGAGATCATCAAAATCGTCGAGCTGGAAGCCCCCAGTATTGAAGTGCCTGAAAAGGGCTGGCCTACCTGGGGGGGGTACCACGATGAGGTGGGAGGACGATGGAGCGTGGTGTGGCGAACTCACGACGCGCAATACTGGGGAGTGCCCCAACGCCGTCGTCGTATCTCGGTTGTCGGAGATTTTGGAGGAGACACCGCATCCGAAATACAATTTGACCGCAAAAGCGTGTCAGGGGATATTGCGGAGAGCGGAGCGGCGGGGGAAGGATTTGCCGAAGATGCTGAAAGCGGTTTTAATCCGGCAGTCAGGGACTGCATGACGGCTTGGGATTGCCAAAGCAAGCGCATTTTTGACACAAACGGAAAACCTCCCACACTGCAAGGCGGTGTTGGCGGTGGTGTGAACAATCCTGCCATATTTGCGGCTATCCCCATCAACGACAAAGCCACCAGATGGCAGGGCGGCAATCAAGTGCCGCTTACATACGGCATCGGCAACGGCCAAGCCAACGAAGCCAGTATTATGGCGGAGGAAGTCAGCCAAACGTTGAACACCATGCACGATGCTCAAGCAGTGATGTGTGAGGACGTGAGCCACGCGCTGCGGGCAAAGGCGAACTGCGCTTATCGGGAGGACGCGGAGACATACGCGGCGCAGAACATGGTGGTGCGCCGCCTGACACCGATGGAATGTGAGCGGCTGCAAGGATTCCCTGACCACTGGACGGACATCGGTGAGTGGATGGACGAAAAGGGAAAGAAGCACAAGGACGCGGACAGCCCGAAGTACAAGGCGCTGGGGAACTCCATCGCCCTGCCCTTCTGGGACTGGATGCTGCGGCGTATGGCGCGGTATTTGCCGGAGGGCGCGACGCTGGGGAGTTTGTTCGACGGCATTTCGGGCTTTAACGTCTGCTGGGCGAGAATACACGGAGCAGAGTGCTGCCGGTGGAGTTCTGAAATTGAGCAATTCCCTATTGCCGTGACAAAAAAGCATTTCGGCGATGAGAAGTCAGGTGAGAAAGGCGACTGGGATATTTTTTGAGGAGGAAACGACATGACAAAAGATGAGATCGTGACCGAGCTGCGGTGCTGTGCAAAACCGGGGCGAGACTGCGAAGAAGATTGCCCAATGAACGAGATAAGCCGTGAACCGTGTCGTGAAGTATTGGCTCCGGCCGCCGCTGACCTGATCGAGAACCAGCAGCGGCACATCGAGGCACTGTTGCAGGCCAACGCCGCCCTGCGGGACACCGTTTTGCGGCGGGATGCGCAAATCGCGGACATGAGTGATGGACGCTGTATTTCGCATTATCGGTATTATCGTGTGTGGGCTGGGCGGAGGGCTTTTGTGCGTTGCCATCGTCGGGTTTCTCGGGTGGTTGGTATGCTGTGCATGGATAGCGTTTAGCGACAAGTTTCGGGCTGTCTGCAAGGGGGAAAGTCTGATTTTCGAGTACCATAAGTACCACGAACAGTTTTTGGCGTGGCTGAAACTTAGCAAGGAGGAAAAGTAAATGGATGCTGTGAAGTTTTTGCAGGGAAGAGCAAGAATGTGTAATTCGTTTTCGCCGGATTGCGAAGGATGCCGCGTGGATGAAGCAAAACCGGTAATGAGCGAATGCTGTCTGTGGATGTTTGAAAACCCCGAAAAAGCCGTTAAGGTCGTTGAGGAATGGTCTGCCGCACATCCACGAAAAACGCGGCAGAGCGTGTTTCTGGGCAACTATCCTTGTGCAAGGATTGATAGTCAAAGTGTATTGTACGCCTGCCCAGCAGATGTCTATGGAGACAACGTGTGCCCGAAGAAAAAAGATGCCGCTCCGATAATTTGCTACGACTGCCGCCGTGAGTTCTGGATGCAGGAGGTGGAGTGATGGAACGACTGACATTTGAGGGGAACTTCTGCGACATCGCGCAATGCAAAGAAATTCCGTGCCCGCATAACGGCGAGTGCTCCCAGCGGAAGGTTTGGGAGCGGCTGAAAGCCTACGAGGACCCGCACATGATGCCATCCGATGTAACCTCGATGCGCATGGATATGGCTATCATTGCAGCGCTGTTCAACGGCGTCGATGTAGACAGGATGAAAGAGCTGGCCGAGGCCGACAAGGATGGTCGGTTGGTGGTGCTGCCGTGCAAGCCGGACGGCTCAATGCTTGATACAAGCGACCCAGAGAGACCGGAAATTATGAAACGGATCCACTTTGCGGTTGCTTATGTGTGTGGCGGAATCGTATTTCATCAGCCCTATAACATATTTCTCGAAAATATTGCTGCGGGCTATATTCGACCGCTGAATGAGGAGGCGGAGAAAGCATTGGAGGCGATGAAAGATGGATATTAAAAAGAAAAGGAATGAACTGCTTGCGATTCTCGCGGAATTGGATGTAGATATCCAAACGCTAAGTGATCGCATCATAAAAGCGCGTGAGGATTTGGCGAACGTTTACACGGTGGACGATGCGAAACGATTTGACGAGAACTGTGACCTTGAGAAGGGTTTAAAGCACATTCAACTGTTTTAGGAGGGCTGACAATGGCTGAACAAATGCAGTTATATGACACATCGGAGAAACAATCAAGTAACAACACAGGTAAAGCTAAACGGAAGTGGGAAAATGGTTTCCAGAGATGGAGCGACCGGCACAGTGCAGATGGTGGTAGCTCTTTTGGGTGCTGTGGATTCGGCAGTATGTGTGACTATTGTGAGGATAATTCGTATGGACGCCCGTGTGTCAGGTCGCTGAACGCCATGATCCGCGAAAAGCGTTTGAAAATCGATTACGAAAAGACTGGTTATGAAGAAGTATGGAAGGGGATTTTTGACAATGGCTGAATGCATTGAGAGGGAAGCGACAATTAAGCGCATCAAAGAAGTTTATTGCGTGGGCTGCAACAGCTACAACGGAGTAAGATGCCGTGCGTGTGGTATAGGTGACGCAATCGACATGATCGAAGACGCCCCAACCGTGGATGCCGTGCCGGTGGTGCATACAAGGTGGGCGCATCTTGTCGGGGACGAGTGGTGTTGCCCTGTGTGCGGATTTGTCATTACCACCGAAGGCAGTTGGGATAAGCCTACTAAAAAATACTGCGAGGATTGCGGGGCCAAGATGGACGGAGGTGACAGCGATGCCTGCGTGGGCAGCAACGATTTTTGCTCCTACGGCGAGCGGAGGGAGGGATGACGGATGACGGGCTATCCATATTTTTCATTGCGCGATCTGCGTAAGATTGAACGCACGTTGGCAACCTCAGACGCGACGATGGGAAGATATTGCAAACGCACGCAGAAAAAGCGGCGCAAGGATGCGCGGCGGAACGGGAGGGGAAAATGAGCCTGACGGCATCTGACCTTGCACGTCTCGGGCCTGCGGCACAAAAACAGGTGGTTGAAAAGGTACTTGCTCAAAAAACGGGCAAGTACCACAATCGCAAAACCGTGCGGCATGGCATCACGTTTGACAGCAAGCACGAGGCTGACCGCTATGACGAGCTGCGGCTGCTGCTGAAAGCGGGGAAAATACACGACTTGAAGCTACAGCAGACGTACAAGCTCGTGGGGGCACAGAGAACGCCCACAGGAGCCGCTGTGAGGGCAGTTACATACATAGCCGATTTCGTGTATATCCGTGACGGGAAAACGATTGTAGAGGACGCAAAGGGCTTTAAGACAAAGGACTATATCATCAAGAAAAAACTGATGCTGGAGCGATTCGGCATTTGGGTGGAGGAAGTATAAATGGCAAATCAAAGCGAAACACTCTGTTGGACCTGTAAGAACGCCTGCGGGAAATGCCCTTGGTCGGAATGCGACAAGGAAACGCGGAAGCTGAAGTGGCGGCCGGTGGAAGGTTGGCGTGCGATCAAAACAAAGGTTTTGATGAATTCATGCGGCGGCGCTCGCAGGCATTACGAAACAAGCTACATTGTCACGGCATTTCCGCAGTACGAGGTGGGATGATATGAGCTGCTTTAACTGTCAGGAGCGGCACGTCGGCTGTCATTCGGCCTGCGAACGATACGCTGCGTGGCTGCAAGAAAAGAAAGAGGCAAAAAGCAACGAAACGGCCAGCATAGCCGAAGAAAGCGCGATGATCAATTACATTCAAAGGTCAAAAGACCGATACAAACGGAGGGTGGGGAGAAAATGATCGAATTTCCCTATTGCGTCTATCCGGCGCTGAAAAAGGTTTTCTGCGAGCGACAGTACACGCGCCGCCAGCTTGCCGAGGCGGTAGGCATTTCCAAAAGCAATATCTGGTGGTGGCTGTCGGGGAACAATCAGCACACCATCGACGTGATCAAAGGCATCCTCAGAGAGCGGCCTGACGTTTGAGGAAGCGTTTGGAGGTGCGGAATGAAGGTAGGCGACAGGGTGCGGGCGCAGTTCATGACGGTGCCGGAGGAGTTTCCGGGAAAAGCGCGCGGCGAAAAGCTGTACCCGATCCGCACCGGCGTGGTGACGTCCATCCATCCACAGAGGCGCTATGTGACCGTGGCGATCATGGTAGACGGCAAGGAAATCAAAGAGAGTTTCCGACCGGAGGAGGTGCTGGCATGAATGCGTTTCCCGAGCGTTTGAAGCGCTTACGGGAGAGAAAGAGAATAAAGCAATATGTTCTCTCTGAACTGTGCGGTCTGCATCGTGACGCGGTGAGGCGGTACGAGGCGGGGGAGGCTACGCCCACAACGGACGCATTGGAAAGCATTGCCGACAAGTTCGGGGTGTCGGTCGATTATCTGCTCGGAAGGACGGATAATCCGATGACCGTTGACGATTATCTAAAAAAATTTTGAAAATTCCCCTTTTAAGGGGAAAAATAAGAAAAACCTATGCAAAAATAGAGGCGTGAAGAGCCTCGCCCCATCACGCCTCTGCTTTTTCATCTGTTTCCTCCTCCCTTGATAGCCCGCCCTTCGGGGCGGGCGGTTGAGGGCAAAAATGACAGGGCTCCCCGCACCTCTCAACGATGTGGCCCAGAGGGGACATTTGCAGACGTAGCTCAGTCGGCAGAGCACCGCGCCAGGAGGTATGCGCAGGTTCAAGTCCAGCCGTCTGCACCATAGGCGTGGCCCCTTGCCTCGCAGCCGCACGGAGCGTAAGCCTGCGGAAGTGGTCTTTCCTGTGCGCTGTACGAAAGCGGCAGGACGAATAATAATTATTTGGCTGGCTCCGGCTGTGAATGAAGAAACGGATGCGACCGACGTACCGGCGCAGGGCTGAAAAGTCCGTGGTTGGTTCGGGTGCCGGCGTGCCGAAAGAAATCCGAGGCGTGGATGCGGTGTGGTGGCGGTTGTCTTAGGACAAAGCCGCTGTGTAGGACAGTATGGATGCGTGGTGGCACCCGACCGATTGTGTAAAACAACAGGCGATGCGCTGGCAGACCGCTGTAAGGGATGCGGCCCAAATAGTCTGCTTACATAAAACAGGACTTCCCGCACCTCTTAAAAATGTGACCCAGGGGAGACATGGAATACAGGCGAGGCGAAAGCCGGGGAAGGACGCGGCAATGACAAAGGCCAGTGGTGGGAGGCCGCTGCGTCAGGCAAAGGAGGCCACATGGAAGTAAAAAACAAGCGGCTGGCGGATATTATGCCGTATGCTGCAAATGCCAAGAAGCACGACAGACGGCAAATCAACAATGTGGCCGAAAGCATTAAACAGTACGGGTTCGTGCAGCCGATTGTGATTGACCGAGAGGGTGTTATTGTCATCGGCCACTGCCGCGCTATGGCGGCAAAGAAGCTGGGCATGGAAGAAGTGCCGTGCGTCTGTGTGGACGATCTGACACCGGAGCAGGTAAACGCCCTGCGGCTGGTGGACAACAAGAGCAACGAGAGCGACTGGGACTTTGATCTGCTGGCTGATGAACTGCCTGGTCTTGACCTATCGGCGTTTGACTTTGATTGGGGGCTGCGTGATGAACTCGACACGTCAGTTATAGAGGACAACTACAATCCTGTTTTACCGGAAGAACCGAAGAGCAAATTGGGAGATGTGTACCAGCTTGGAGACCATCGCCTTATGTGCGGAGACAGCACGTCTTTTACAGACGTACAGAAGCTCGTGGGGGGGGCACAAATGGATTTGCTGCTCACAGACCCTCCGTACAATGTGGACTATCAGGGCACCGCCGGGAAGATTAAGAACGACAATATGGAGGATACGGCATTTAGACGGTTCCTGACGGACGCGTTTTCCAATGCGGCGATGGTTATGAAACCCGGCGCTCCATTTTACATTTGGCACGCAGACAGCGAGGGGTATAACTTCCGAGGAGCGTGCAGAGATGCGATGCTGCGTGTCCGGCAGTGCCTGATCTGGGTGAAGAACTCCCTTGTGATGGGGAGACAGGATTTCCAGTGGAAACATGAGCCTTGCCTGTATGGTGAGAGCGAGATTGAAGAAGAAGCACACGAACCTTGCCTGTACGGCTGGACGGAAGGGAAGAAGCATTATTTCTTCAAGAACCGCAGGCAGACAACCGTGTTAAATTTTGATAAGCCTGTCAAATCTGCGGAGCATCCGACCATGAAACCGATTAAGCTGTTTGATTACCAGATGCAGTGCTCCAGTAAGCCGGGTGAGAATGTGCTTGACCTGTTCGCTGGGTCCGGCACAACGATTATGGCAGCGGAGCAGAATGGCAGACACGCTTTCTGCATGGAGTATGATCCGAAGTATGCCGATGTCATTGTTGACCGGTGGGAGAAGTTTACGGGGAAGAAAGCGGTGCTTTTGAATGACGATTGAAGAAGCACGGGAGATTATTGCCAAAACCAGCAGCCCGTATTTGAAGCAAGACATGGAGAAGTTTATTAAACGCCAGCAGAGAAAGGAGGGCGCGTATGGCAAGGCCAAGAAAGGAAATAGACCAGAAGCAGTTCGAAAACCTCTGCGGCCTGCAATGCACGCTTGAAGAAATCTGCGGTTGGTTTGATGTGACCGATAAAACATTGGACAGCTGGTGTAAACGCACCTATCATGCCAGTTTTTCCGAGGTATTTAAGCAAAAGCGCGGAGCTGGGAAAATTTCACTGCGTCGGAGCCAGTGGCAGCTTGCGGCAAAGAACGCAAGCATGGCTATTTGGCTGGGGAAGCAGTACCTTGGGCAGCGTGATATTGTTGAGCTGGGTTTGCCGACGGACAACACAAAGGACGACGCATTGAGCGTGAGCTTGCGTGAAATGGCAGAAGGGTTGGAGAGCGATGATTAGCCCGAAGCAGCAGAAGATCCTTGCTTTCCCCTATTCCAAGTATGACGCGCTGATCTGCGACGGCGCTGTGCGTTCCGGCAAGACCTCCATCATGATGTGGGCGTTCGTCCGCTGGGCGATGGAGAATTTCAGCGGTCAGCGCTTCGGTGTGTGTGGCCGCACGGTGGACAGCTGCACCAAGAACATCATCGTTCCGTTCACGGCGATGAGCCTTGCAAAGGAGCGCTATATTATCCGCTGGCGGCGCGGCGACAAGGTGATGGAAGTGCGGCGCGGCGCCGT